CCGGGATGCTCAACCCGGGCGAACAGCCCATAGGGGGTCGTCACGGCTCTTGCGCGACTCCGACGGCGAGGCCGGATTTCGTGTACTTGCGCGCCAGCCTCATACATGTGCCCGTTGCGTAACGCGACGAGCGCCGTCGGGTTCTTTCCGGAACTCGCAATGTCGTAGCGGACGATGACGACCGGGCGACGCCGGCCTCTCACCGTTCTGGTCGGCCATCGTTGCTGTTCCGCAGCGTTTATCACCGACTTCTTGGTGATAAACGCTGCGGCGTTGACACCGGCGACCATCGTCTTTTGGATACCAGCGTTCCACGCCGTGCATTCCTTGCTGAAGTCCGCCAACGATTTGTAGACCGCCAACTAGCCGACCTTGCTGACCAGCGTGGCGGCCTTGAAGTTGCCGGATACGGTGACCGCGCCGTTCACGTCACCTTCGGCGGTGAAGTCGAACACGGCGGTACCGAACCAGTACGGCCCCGCGGTCGCTGGTGTCTTCGGGTACAGGTAGAAGCGGCGGGCTACACCGTCGGTCGCGGCGGTGTAGGTCTGGACGGTGGCGTCGTCGTAGAACCCTGAGAACGTGCCACCCACGTCCGGCAGGCCGGACACATAGGTCTTGTTGCTGTCACCGAACGCGGTGACATCCACATCGTCTGTGTCGAATGTGATCTGCCATTTGGAGAGGAACGCCACGGCTTCGGCGGAGGCCGTCGCGTTGGCGAGCCCTACGTAGAGTTGGCCTGCGCGGCCGTGCAAACGAGCCATGGTGTCTTATGTCTCCTTGCTGATCAGGGTGAGCAGTTGTCGTGCGTGATCTTCGAACGTGCGGTCGCTGATCGCTTCGTGTGCGGCCCTCGCCGCTTTCTCCCGCTGGTCGTCATGCGCCAACCACCATGCGAGCACTTCGCCGAATTCGGCGGGGTCGCTGACGATCGGCAGCATGTTGAGAATGTCGTCGCCTTCACGGCGGGCTTCTCGGATAAAAAACGTTTCGGTGGCGGCGAGTTCGACTTCTCGTGGTCCCATCGCCCACCCGGCGGATAGTTCGGGTCGTTCCGCTTCCCGCCGGTACAGGTTCGCTGATGCTTTACACGACTGGTAGAGCCGGACGGTTTCGGTGTTCGGGAGGCATGCTTCGATGTTGTGGCCCAAGAAGCGGCGGATGGGTGAGTCGGGTGTGGTCCATTGCCAGTTGCCGGCGAACGTCACCTTCCAGTCACGCCAATCCACAGCTTCGAAGAAGCGCATGCGTGACGGGTAGCCGGTACCGACGAACGCGAAGTCGCAGGCGAGATCCGGGTCGGCCGGGCCGGGACAGTGGATCGCGGGGTCGTACGCGTGCGGCACATACCAGGTGTACGGGTTCACCTCGACGAACGCGTCGAGGTTCGTCGGGTCGTTGATCAGGTTGAAATCAACCCATGACGCCCGTTCCAACTGCCGGTCATGCTCATACGGTTCCTCGGTGTGGAGGATCCCGAGTTTGTGGCGCCGCGAGCGGAGCAGGTCGTAGATCCCTTTCGGGATGTAGAACGCGGAGACGACGAGCACCACGTCCGGCCAGAATTCGTAGCAGGCTGCTTTGATGCCGTTCATCGCGAGCCGCAACGCCTGCTCATCATCCAACGCCCGCTGCACTTCACCGTCCCGCCGGTACAACACTTGGGTGTAGAAGTCGCATCGGTCACCCAAGTTGAACTCTGCGACCTGGCATCCCAACTGGCGGAACGCGTCCCGCCACCCGGTGTACACATCCCGAACCGAGAACGCCGGCCCCGGGTCGATCAGCAGGATCCTCACCCGAAGATCTGCACTTCGAGTTCGGCGGCGAAATAGTCGATCCCCGCGAAATCCTTGAAACCGGGTGTGGCCCGTATCACCCTGGTCGAGTCGACAAGCCCGGCCAGCGTGAAATCGGCGTTGATCGCCGCAGGGATACTCGAGCTGCCTGTCGGCTCGAGATACGGGTCGAGGTCGGTTTGCCCTTGCGTTTCGTCGGCGCGGGACACGACGACGGTGACCGTGAACGTGTAGGTCGCCTCGTTGTTGAACGTCTCGTCATAGTCGACGATCGCAGGCCCGACATAGGCGCCGGGCACGTTCGGGGTGTCCGGCATGTACGCGGCGGTGGTCAGCCCTGAGATCGTCGCGAGACGGGTGGTCAACCCGGCACGCATTTGAGCGATGGTCGCCATTTAGGCCACCAGGATCTTGCGGTATCCGACGAGCATCGCTTCCACGTCCGGGTCGAGGCGGGCGAGGAGACGTAGCTGCCCGAATTCGGGTGTGCCGGCGACACCGAACGGCGAATCCTTTCGGCGGTAGATCCGCTCGGTTTGGATCAGGCAGGCCTCGTTGACACTGTCCGGTGTTGTCGCGAACCCGAACTTCCCTGAGAGTTTGATCGCTTTCGAATGCAGCGGGAACCGGTAGCGGCCGAGTGGTGACACTTCGATACGGTTGTACGGCAGGCTGTCCAGGGCTGCGTTGTACGGGAGGAGGTCGTAGTCCGTTGATGCCCAGGTGCGTTCGTAGACCCGGTCGCCGTTCTCGTCGGTGGCGAGGCTCGTGATGGAGACGATGTCGTCGGTGCGGACATGCTGGTTGGTGTTCGCGTCGTAATAGCGGTCCTCGTCGTTGCTTGTCGTGAAGAACCGGCGTTTACACCATGCGTCGAACTGGCGAGATACCGCTTCGACAACGTTCTCGAGGATCGTGTCGTAGGTGCTGACGGTCACACCGAGCCGTGCTTTGATCTCAGTGAGCGTGCAGTAACCGTTGACTATTGCCATGTGGTCTTCCCGAACCAGTCTTGTTGGAACTGGGCAATGTTCGCCTGCACATGCCGCCAGCGAGCCTCACCTGACTGCGACTCGAGATGCGTCCCGCACGAGCGGGGTTCGTACACGACACGCCATCCCGCTTCACGGGCACGGAAGCACAGGTCCACGTCTTCGTAGCCGTTGCGGTAGGCAGGGTTGAAACCGCCGAGCTCACGGAACATCGTTTTGCGGACCGCCATGAGCGCGCCAGTCACCGCATGCACATCACCCGCCGGCCGATCGTCCTCGAGCCGGTTGTACGCCTCCAACAGTCCTTTGCGGTAACGGACCCCGACCCCAGCGTGCTGCACACGCCCGTCCGGGTAGTAGAGCCGCCCACCCGCGATGCCGATGTCGGGCTGGTCGAAGCATGCGATGAGCGGTTCGAGCCAGCCGTCGTGGACGAAACAGTCGTTGTTGACGAAGATCACGATGTCGGCGTGGCTGCCGAATGCGAGGCTGTTGCATGCCGGTCCGAACCCGATGCCGAGCTCGTTGTCGTTGAACACGGCGACAGGCAATGCCGGGTTGGTTAGGTGGAGTGCTTTCAGGCAGTCGGCGAGGAGTGCTGCTTTGCCGTAGTGGGGAACGGCGACTTCCACGGTGGCGGATCCCACAACGAGAGGCTCGCCGTGTGCCGCTCCCACCACTCTGTCAGTTCGCTGTCCGACCATTGGCCCATCTCCCGCCAGTGCGCGCCTTCCATCGGATGCAGATCGGTCGCGTCGTAGGCGACCTTGCCGTTGCGTACCTTGCGGATCGTCTGCTCGACAGTGCGGTACTGGTATTCGCGGATCTCCAGCAGATGCCACCCGCGGCTGGTGCCGGCGCCGAGCACATCATGATTGCCTTGGGCGAGCATGCATCCGGGCCGGTACCGGAACGCGACCTTCGCGAGCCGTTTCGGTTCCGTCGCCCGCCACGGCCCGTACTGCTCAAAGCTGTACGCACATTCGATGTCGTTGGGTGACAAACCGAGAGCTTCTCGGATCGTGAGCTGCGGGTTGGGGGTGTACCAGAATTCGTCGGCGTCGACAGGGACGATCCAGTCCGCGCCGAGGTTCCCGGCGCGCCGGGCGAGTTCGGTCATCTTGCGGGACTGGTAGTAGCCGACCTCCGGGTCTTCGAACACGGTGAACATGCCGGGCATGTCGCCGGCGAGCGTGGCGAGTAGGCCGGTCGTGCCGTCCGAGGACAGGTTGTCGGAGATCACGAAATGTTCGACACCTTGGGTGAGGCAATGCTGGATGGTCGCTTCGAGAATGTCGACTTCGTCTTTGACCATCATGATTGCGAACACGCTCATGGGATCGCGAGCAACTGCGACCAGCCCGCCATGTCGCCGCCGAGTGTGTGGTAGCCGCGGAACCAGCTGCGCCGTTCCGCAAGGTCGACACTCCTAGGCCACCACGGTTCATGCCACGATACGAGCAGCGGGATCTCCCGTTCCGCCAGATACGGTGCGACGTTGGGGAGCAGTTCGACCTCGTACCCTTCCACGTCCATTTTGGCGAGGGTGACACCGGTCAGGTCGAACTCGTCGATCGTGACAGCCGGTACCTGGGTGCCTTTGTCGGAGACACGGGTCATGCTGTCCCCCCACCTGCCGCCGGCGGGGAAGATCGTCACCTTCCCTTTCTCGGCCGCGAGCGCGGCTTCGACGATGTACACGTCCGCGCTGTTGAGCATCACGTTACGTTCCAGGTTGAACGCTGCGATCGGGTCGGGTTCAACCGCGATCGCCCTGCCACCTTTCGAGCAGGCGTACAGCGATAGCGGGCCGATCCATGCCCCGATGTCGAGCAGCGCACCATGCTCGCCGACATACCTGTCGATCAGGGTGAGCGTGTCCGGTTCCCATTCGCCCGCTTCGAACTTCGCCCAGAAATCCCACCGGTCACGGTCCGGGGCGGGCATATGGGCGATCACACGTACACCTGGGCGGGGACACCGACCACGGTGTCGCCAGGATCAACGTCTCGGGTTACGACAGCACCAGCGCCGATCACCGCGCCGGCACCGATCTGCAAACCGCCGTGGAGGATCACCGCACCCGCGCCGACAACAACCCCCTCGCCGAGAGTGGCTTCGCCGCATACCACCGCGCCTGCGGCGACGGTCGAGAACCTACCGATCCGGCAGCCGTGGGATACGACCGCGTTGTACAGCACATGCACATGAACGGCGAGGTCCGCGTCGGGGCTTATCCGCGCGCCCGGGAACACGATACGGCCGCCGTTAAACGGAGGGTCAGGAGCTTTCTCGTCGATCTGGCGTTTCACGTCCGGCCAGAACGCGCCTGCAACCCACGGGTCGCCGAACGCCTGCCATATCGGCGGGTAGCCGAGCTCGGCGTTGTCGTCGTACAGGGCGACCGACCGGAACAGCCTGGTTTCGGTCAGGCCGCTGATCCACGCGATTTCCCGGCCGTGCGGACCGGCACCCAACACGACCAGATTCACAGTTTCCATCCCGGTGCCCGTTCCGCACCCACATGCAGACATCGCGGCTGGTCGGTCTTCCCGCCGAAGAACGCGAAGCGGAACCCGGCTTCGATCAGCCGGTCGGTCATTTCCGCTTCGTTCCCGTCCGGCCAGCCGAGTTCGAGCACCTCCCGCGGGATCAGGCACGGGTTGAGACTGAAAATCTGGTGATGTTCCGTCCAGGTCACATGCCTTCCGAACGCGCCGCGCTCCACATACATCGCCGGGTCACGTTCGATGATCCCACCCGCTTGGTGTTCTTCCGGCGACCAAGGCTGGCGTTTCAACACGACCTGAGCGAGATACGGGGCGTGCTCGAGGATGTACACGAACTGGTCGAGGTGGACGTCGTCGAGGATGACGAAATCTTCTTCCTGATGCCACAGGTAGTCGGCACCGAAATCCAACGCCTGCTGCCATGCGGTCTGCACCGCGCCCGCCAACCCGAGCGTGTGGGCCTGGTCATCGACGACAAGCGACACGTCGATGCCGTGGACCCGTTGCGCTACGGACGCTTTGCATTGCGGCAGGTACCGGTCGCCACGGTCGGAGATGTATGCGCAGACGATCATGCGCCGAAATCCGGGTGTTGCGCCAGCCATAGGCTGGTCGGGTCCAACCCGTATTTCACGGCGAATCGTCGTTCATCCTCTTTCGCCTGGACGAGCCGTGCCGGGTCTTTCGACGAGAGCATCGGGTACAGATGGTTGGCGTAGCAGCCACCGACACACACGGTCTGTTTCCCCGCCAACCGCACCTGGCGTTCCAGGTCGCTGTCGCCGTACCACCATTCGAACTGTTCATCGAACCGCAACCCGGATTCGCCGCGGAGCATGAACGCCCACCCGGACATTGTCTGGCCGGCACCCGTGTCGCTGTAGGTGCCTGCGTACTGGCCGTCTTCGATGTCGATCCCGGCGTAGTTCGGGTAGGCGAGCCAGATCGAATCGTCGGCGCGCAAACCGCGGGCGAGGCGGGTGAGGAATCCGGGTTCGACTTCGAGATCGTCGTTGAGGACAGCGACGTTCCAGGTATCGAACCCGGCGGCGCGGGCGAGTTTCTCCGCAGCATCCAATCCTTCGTTCCACATTTGGTGCAGGTTCGCGTCCGGTCGGCATAACCATGAGATGAACGGTTCGGCGAGTGCAGAACTCTGCGGACTGTTCAGGTAGGTGAAGATGTGGCCGGGTTGGCGGTTCCCAGCGGGCATGTGGATCGCAGGGTCGTCGATCAACGCCTTCCACAAGACGCCGAGAATCTCCTGACGGTCGCCGGCGGTGGCGATCACGACGAACGTCGGTTCTTTCGGCGGCTCCAACCGCCTCGACGCCTGCTGCGCCTCGTACACGTTGTGGTCGATCACGACCGGCTTTTCATGTCCGACCTTGATTGACGTGTCGACATGCACCGGGAACCCGCAAGTGCGTGCCCGGATACAGAACGTGATGTCCTCGCCGACCGGCAGATCCCCGACGGCGGATTCCTGAAACCAGGGATAGGCAGCCGACCAGCTGCGACGATCCCGCATCCGCTCGAGCACGCTGCGGTGGATGAGGAGACATCCGGTTCCGGTCGCGTCGACCTCGACGATCTGATCGCGCGGATAGTTGAACAGCCGCCCGACCTTGCCGTCCTGGCGTAGCACGTACAGGGTGGGCGCAGCCGTGGTGCCTTTCTGCCATGAGAAACACAGCGCGCCGAGGATCGGGCGTTTCTCCGGATGGGCGGCGCGGACCAGACGATCGACGATGTCGACACCTGCCCGGCCGTCGCGGCCGTCGAACACCATGTCGGTGTCGATGAACAGCAGCCAATCGCCGTCCGTGTCGAGGAACTGCGCGGCGATCTCGTTGCGGGCGTTCGTGACGTTCGCGCCGGACGAGTTCGCGATCAGATCCAACCGGCGGTTCCGTGCCCCATCCAGAATGTAGGTGGGGATCAGACTGTGGAAGAACTTGCAGGATCCTTCATCGCCGTGCGGATAGCCGATGTAGACCCGCTGGCTGTCAGCTTTCACGAGGCCGGTCCACGTCACGCAACTCGCCTGGCGCGGCGGTGGCCTGCTCCACCCGCTCCCGCGGCGGTCGGCACTTGTAACAGAACCGTGGGGCACGACCGCGCCGACTCTTCACTTCGAACGTTTCTTGGCATCGGAAACAGACAGCGGTACGCATGAACCCACCTTTCCTATGCACGTAGGACGCAGGCAGGGACCGCGACGTGCATCACGATCCCTGCCTGCGAAAACCCCCGGCGGTGACCGAGGGGAACTACGTCAGACGCGCAGCATGCGGAAGGCGTCCGCGTTGACAGTGTCGCCACCGACCCGCCAGAACGCCACCCACCCGACTTCTCCGGTCGGCCGGCGGTTGGCACCCTTGACGAGCGGTTCGTACATGAGTTGCATGCCGATCCGGTCGACGATGTAGTACTGCCGGAAGTCGCCGAGGATCAGGATGTCGTCGTTGGAGCCCGACACGATCGTCGAGTCCATCTCCGAGCTCTGATACACGGGACGGCCTAGCAGCAACGGTGGGATCGCAACTCCGAGATCCGCCCAGAACGCAGCGTTGGCGGTGGAGCCTTCACCGAACCGTCGGGTTCGGTTGAGGATCGACTGTTCCGCCATCCAACTCGAGTTCGGCCGGTACCTCGGCGGCAGCGCATTCGCCAACGCGTACACGTCGGCCAACACGAAGTCGGCGGCACCCGCGGCTCCCGAGCTGCCGGCAACGCGGGATGCGGTGACGGCTTGGAGTGCGGTGACGATCCCCTTCGGCTGGGTCGAGCCGGTGCCGACCGCGAACGCGGTGGACTCCAACCGATCCCGTGCGTCGGCGAGGAGCATGCCGATGTCACCGGAGATGTCGGTGTCTTCGAGCATTTCGAGTGACGCCTGGATGTAGGCGTCGGCTCGTACCGGTGTGATCGACGGCT